TTCACGACATTCGACAACACAAAACGCCGTTGAATTTGAGAACACAAAACGCACTCCAAAATGACAACAAAAATCACCGCCCAATTAAAGGCGGTGAAATGTTGTTAATTTACAGAGTACAAATATTCATCAACACATGTGTACATTTTTGCTTCCGTTAAAGCCATAAGGCCCGGCGTTTCATCAGAACAATGTAACATTACGCCACATTTAAAATAACCGTTTTCAATTCTCGCCCAGTAATAATTTATTGTCGGCTTGCATTTTGCTAATAAATTGTTGCCGTCGTTGTTAACATAAAAAGAGTGTGTAATGCGGTGACGTGCAAAAAAATCCCCAGGGGTGGTGATTTCGTAATATAATTTTGATATAGGTATGTTTATAAAAGCATTTCCCAAATCCGTTACACCCTTTATATGAACAAAAGGTCCGTTGTCAGGGGTAAAAAGATAATGCCACATCACACCACGACCGCCGCCACCAGCTTTTAAATAGCTTTCACTTCTATTTGTGTTTGGTGATAGATAAACAGGCATAATTGGCGAAACTGGTAAAATATTTGTGTTGCCGCTTTCGGTTTGTTTGGCTAAAATAGTGTAGCTTTCACTAGTACCATACATACCGTTATTTAATATTGCCCCCTCGGGGGTTTCGCCTGTGCCGCCGCTGTTGTTTGTAACTGGAAAAATGTTTGTGCGTTCCTGCGTGGTGGGGTTTACTGTATAAAGCTGTGAATTACCGTTACTGTCGGGGGTATCAGCTTTTATTGCTCCCTGTGGTGTCAACTGGTTTATCTGATTTTGTAAATTATCGTCGGCGTTTTTGCGGTCTGTAACTTCAAGCTGTAAATGTCTGTTTGTTTCAGACAACTGTGTTTCAAAACTACTTTGATATGCTGAAAATTTACCGTCAATAATACTTTTAAGAGCCTCGCCCGTTTCACTTTCCCATTGTGTAATGGAGTTATTGAACGCATTGAGTGTGTTAATTTTCCATGTTTCAAAAAGCTGTTGGAAATTGCTTTCAAATTCTGAACGTGCGGCGGTTTCGTCTGTTTTAAAGGCGTTGAAAAGATTAACAATATTATTTTCAAAATCTGTTTGGTGCTGTCGCACTTCTGTTTTAAAATCGTCAATGTTTCCGTTTACAGATGTTTCAAATCTTTCAATTTCGTTGTTTATCTCTGTTTTGAAAGTATTGAAATTGTTTAACATGTTAGTTTCAAAATTTGAAATACGTTTATCAATTTCACCCTTAAAGTTGTTAAACTGTTCAATAATACTCTGTCGGAAATTTTCGTTTTTCTGCTGTTCTTCTTCCCATGCTTTTTCGAGTTCGCTTTTGAAAGTTTCCCACGCTGTTTTAATTTCGTTTTCAAATTCATCAACACGTGTTTCAATGTAGCTTTCAAATTTTTCAATTTCAAGCTGTACCATGTGTTCAAATTCAACTATATTCAATGAATGGGCGTTAATTGCCTTAATACATTCATTTAGTTTGTGTGAAAAATGGCATAACTGTTCATAATATGAAAGTGAGTTATCAAAAACAAGTGGGAGAACATTTGCACAAAAAGCCTTTGCTTTTGTTACAAAATGGGCGGCGTTGCTGTTAAATGGTTTTTTGTTCATGGTTTAACCTCCTTAATATATCATCATGAAACAAGTTTTTAATTCATCAATTACCATTAAATCAATATTTAAAAACGTTTCACGAAATTTTATTAACATTTCGCTATATGTTTCGCCCTCGCTTTTTCCTAAAACGTGCGAAATATAGTTTTCGGTGTTGTCTGTTTTTCCGTTGTTTTTTGATACACCAATATTTTTATTATCGGTGTCCGTTTCGCTTTCGGTTTCGCTGTGTGTTGTTGTCGTGCCTGTGCCGTCGGTTGTTTCGTATTCCTTTACGTGTTCGCCCTCGGTAATAGCGGCATTAGTTGCGTATGTATCATTGTTAATACTATTGATTGATAAAAAACCTTGTGGCGTGTCACTTCCAACGGTTTTATTTTTGTCAGTTGTTTTGCCCTCGCTTTCGGCATGGTCTGTTGTGTTTGTTGTGGTGTCTGTTGTGCTTTTGCCTTTAACATTACCCGTAAATGTATCGGTATTTTCGCCCGTGTTTTCGGTTGTTGTATTTCCTGTTCTGTTATAATCAATTGTTTTATCTACATTGTAAAAGGGGTTAAATTCTAACAATTCAGATTTATATAATTGATTATAGTATGGCATAATCTCACGCATTGTTGTATTCAAATAACGTTTAAATAGTTCCGCTGTTTCCATGCCTATTTCACGGAAATAATAATGGTTGATTATTTTTTCGTTTAGTGCCTCTCTGTAATTTTCGTCAAAAATTGGGTAGTCTTTTAAACCGATGTTGAAATGATTTTCCAATAGCCGACCTAATTCAATCGTATATTTCGCCATTGTTTGCAACCTCCTTTTCGTTGAAATTGTCCGGCAATTCTTTGAATGAGCGTACAGAAACAGAAACGTTAAAACCGTATTTTTTATTAAATTCCTCGGCGGCTTGTTTGCGTGTTAATAGCATAGTTTCAGCCGCTAATTGTATCATGTTATTATTTGCGTTTACCTCGTCTGTAACAAGTCTTTCATTCTTTTCAGTTTCAACATTGTTTATTCCTAAAAAGGTTAAAGCCTCATTCCATATATTTCTTTTGTATTCAGCTAATTTATCTGCAACAAACGGGGCATTTGTGTTTAATACGGTAAATTCGCTTACGTCTAAATCTTTATCACCAAATATAAAAGGGGAATTACCGTCATATTGTGAATAAAGATTTTTAAGTGTTAAACGCTGTTTCTCGGGGCACTTAATTAAAACGGGTGTTTTTTGTGCTTTAATATTAACGTCTGTTGTTCGTTCTGCCTCAAACAAACGTCGTGCGAACAATTGTATTGTTGTATCTGTTGGTAATTGTTCATAGTTGTTTCTAACTAATACAATATTGTCACGGTCAAAAGTTTTATTATAGTTAATACTAAAAGCTGTATATTTTAAAGCCTCTTCATATACGTTTAATTGTTCCGACGGTAAACAACGCAAATTTAAAAAGCCTAATTTTTCATCATGAACAAAACACGCTATACCTTGATAATAAAGGCATTTTTCTAAAAATCTTTCGTTCATGCTTTCGGGGAGATTTTCCCACTTGAAAACAGATAACGCCAACAGCCTTAAACGTTTGTAAAAGTCCAAAAATGTATAGTTGTTTAACATTTTTGTTGTGTCAATTTGCCGCCCTGTTGGATTTAAAACGGGATTGAACATGTTTTAACCTCCTTATATTGTACTATTGTCAACGTCATAATCTCCAAAAGTTTCGGGGTTATGCCATAACGTAACACCATTATCAAAAATTTTCTCCAATTCTTCTAAATCTTCCGACGGAACACCGCCCGTTAAATTCATGCCGTTTGTTTGAATGTAATCAAAATTTTTGCGGTTTTTCAAAAGCGGTTTTTTAACATCATTTATCAAATATCCGTACCGTGTGAAATAATCGTCAATTTTTGTAATGTATTCAGCTTTACAACATTGTTTCAATAGAAAACACCCCGCACCACCGCTATACAATAAAGCGTTGCCCTGTGTGTTGCCTCGGGTGTCCTCGGGTATGTTTGCTTTATCCATTTGAGCCGCCGCTGTGTTTGCAATATCACTAATACCACCAATCACGCCCCCAATATTACCCGTTGCAATATTCGCCGCCATTGAAACACCTTTACTAATATATGACATAGATAAACTATTGGAATTTAACGCTTGCCAATTTTTAAAAAGGTCGTAATTCCACGGCAATTGCGGAAAATTATTAAAAGATATATTTTCCTCAAAATTCTGTTCACTACCTTTATATTTCCACGGTATAACAAACAACGACGGGGAACAGCTAACAACACTATACCATGATAAATTAAATTCATTTTCTGTTGTGTCAAATAATTCATATTTCAACACCGTTTTCCCGCCGCTGTTGTTTGTCATAACAGCATAGTTAAAAGGGTATATAAAACACTTTTTATTTTTAGGCGTGTACCCGTCAATTGTTATTGTGTTTTTTGTGTGTGTTTCATTTGGGGTTGGTCTGTTAGCTTGTAGCGGGTTTAAGTCTGTTATATAACCTACTGTCATTTGGTATATATTCCCTCCTCGTTAGGTATGCCAAAAAGTGTACATATATCAACTGGAGTTTCCCACCCGATACGGGCACAATAATGACAATGTGAGCCTGTGCTATATCCTGTGTTTCCCTCAACACCTATTTTATCACCGATTTTAACAACATCACCAACATTAACATTGATTTCAGATAAATGCCCGTAATAAAAATAATACCCTGTTGCGTTGTCAAGAATACGCACATAAAGTCCAAACCCCTCGGCGTGGTTATCTGCGTTTTGCCAATCGGCATGTACAACTGTACCATTTACCGTGGCATGTATATTTTTACTGTCAATTCCTACTATGTCAAGTCCGTCGTGTTCTTCACCTTTATAACTTTGTGTAATTTGAAAACTGCCTGTGTATGGTGTATTCATAAATAATACGCCTGTTTCGTCGGTTGGTGGGTTATCTGGTTCACCGCCTGTTGATGTTTGTAATTCTGTGAATTTACAAAAAAATTTAGGTATTGCAACGCATGAAACAATTGCACCCGCTTGCCCGTTTTCATTTATTTTATCAATAAAGTCATAAAAACTGTCAAGCGTTGTCGCATAATAATAACAAGGGTTAGCCACACCACCCATAAAACTATCAATACGGGGAATATCAGCCGCAAGAAATTTTATAATTTCTGATGTGCAAACAACACAATAATAATTATTATTAAATTCCTCGGCATTTCGTGCGGCTAAACTTCCGCCGATTTCTTTTGTTTCAATGGTGATTTGTTCGCCCGTTGGTAAATTTTCGGGTAAAGTGTGTTTAAATAAATCGTCATTTATAACAGTTTCACGAACAACAAAACAAGGGTTTATTTCACACTCTAAAAACCATGTTTGAAAAACATCTGTTTTAATATGTAAGTGTGATACATTGTCATTGATATATTCAATTCGCTCTATAAAAGCATATATCCACCGACTTGAAAAATTTTTATTATCATACATTACATAATTCACGCCGTTGTTGAAAAGTATTTCGGCGTTAATTGGTACACGTATTATATTATCTTTTCGTTGATATGTAAAATCATTGAAACGGTGTATCGCTTTACTATTAAAATAATCAAACTGTTCAGAACGATTATTGAAAAGTATCTGATTTTTATTATCATTTTTAAGCGGTGTATTGCATAAATATACCGCTGTTGACGGAGTAAACATAATTTACCCCGTCACAAACGCCACGGCGTTACAAAGTGTTGAAACGCTGTAAGTCTGCCATACATGGTAATAATAATTCCATGTGAGCGTGTCACCGTTGAAAAACTCTGTCATTTCACGGTAATTATCATAAATCTGTGTGTATGCTTTGTCAAACATCATAGCTACACAATTGTCATTACCCTCGAAATTATCAATAATAAGAGTTTGACCTAAAAATGTTGTTTTATCCATATTAAAAGCATTTGCAAGTACGTTGACATCTGTGAACGCCTCAATATCGCTCCTAATAATAAAACGAATATCGTTTTCGGGTGTCCATGTTATAACATCACCGTTTCCACCGCTTAATGAATAGGCGTTATTTTTAGCACTCGGGAAAGTTAAATTTCTGTGATAAAGTCGTGCGGCTGTTATAAATTCTTTTGCACTTGTTTCATCAGCTACAACTGGAATGTTGCATTTAATACACTTATTATCATTAACAGCAGAGCCTAAAAGCCTTTTAGCTAATAAAAACTCGTCTAAATAATTGCCGCTGTAAAGACTTGTGACAATAGAGTTTAAAAGCTGTTCAAGATTTTCCCAACTTGTAAAGGCTGTTCGTAACTGTGGGTTTGAAATTGTTACAACATATTTGTCCTGTCTGTTCATTCTGTGAAATAATGTTTTTGTATCGGGCGGTGTCTGTTTTAACAAGTCTGTTGATTTTGGGTTATATGTTTCAGCCTTTGCGGGGTTAGTCCAAATTTCCTCTATGTCTTTTCCCAAAGGCATATCACCCTGTTTTAATACGCTTAACGGGTTGTGTAATTCCCTGTTGCGAACAATTGTTAAACCAATTCGATTAACAAGGCTTGTTAAAAATTCATTCATAGTTGCATTATATTCAAGCAACGGAGCACCGACGGCTGTTAGATTTTCCTGTGTAGCCTGTGGCACACGTTCTTGATATGTTGGTGAACTGTTCGCCCTTATTGTGTTTAACACATTTATCATTGTTTCAGCACTCATTTTTTCAATTCTCCTTTTTCATCAAATAATTCGGCGTAATCAAGCGTTTTTTCTTCCTCGCCTAATTCGCTTTCGTTGTTTTCTCCTGTTGCGGCTGTTTCGCCTGTTTTCAAAAATAACGCCATGTTTGCCGCCTGTAAATTTTCGTTTTTTGCTGTTAAATCAGCCACGGCGGCGGCGGCTGTTTCCCCTTTGCTGACTTCCTCGTTAAATCCTGTTCGCATTGCGTCGAGAATTTCAGATACTTTTCCTGTGTCATTAACATTTGCAAGCAAATCGCTTGCTTTTGTGTTAAATTCTTCACGTGTCATTTAAATAACCTCCTTTATGTTCCACGTGGAACATTTTTAAATTTTACCATTAAAAACGGTTTTCCCGTTAATAATCAATTGAATTGTTTTTTCGTTGTTTTTTTCGCCCGTGTAGCCGTCGTTGTATGTTCCTAATTTATTGGGTATTCCCGCCCAATTTGCAACATCAATGTGCGTTCCTTTTCCGTTTTTCCTTATGCAATAATGACAATGTGAGCCTGTGCTATATCCCGTGTTTCCCTCAATGCCGATAACGTCGGTTATTTTTACGCTGTCACCAACCTTAACATTGATTTTTGATAAATGACCAAAATAAAAACCATACCCCGTGGCGTTGTCTTTTATTTTCACATATTGACCAAAACCCTGTGAATGATTTGAGGGGTTTTCCCAACCCGCAAACTCAACAACACCATTTACTGTGGAATGTATTTCTTTACTATCAATTCCCACAATGTCAAGACCGTCATGTGTCGCACCTTTATAAATTTGTGTGACTTTAAAATCTCCCATGTAAGGACTATTCATTTTTCTTCCCTCCTTTTCCGTTTCCGATGTTGTCTACAAAAAAGTAAACTACAACAGCGGTTAAAACTGTCATAAATTCTGTTGCACTAACCACACGCATAATAGCAAGGGCGGCAAATGTAAGGGTTAAAATTAACGCCATTACATTTCTAATGTTACAGAATTTTTCAATAAATTTCTTCATTGTTATCACCTCCACTATTATTATAAACCTTTTGGCGTACTTTGTCAATGGATTTTTGTGCATTTTGTACACATTTGGAGGTTATAAACGTGTATTTTTTACGTCGAAAAACCGCACAAAATACAAAAAACTGTTGACATTTAGTACATTTGGGTGTATAATAGTATCATAAGGTTAAGGCAGAAGAAAACTTAAACGGCAACAGACCGCAGGAGAGAACTTAAACCACGCCTTAAAATTTAATATAGAAAAGGGGTGTAATTCTAATGACAGCAAGCGAACTAATTGAAATGCACATCAAGGAAATTGAAAGATATTGGCATTTAGTTGACCGTGTTGACGTTGAAATTGACAACGGCATTGTAACGACAAAAACATACCGTTCAAGTTTGGAAATTGCGACAATAACAATGTATAACGGAAAATATCTTTCATGTATGATTAACGTGGTTTAAGTTGTGGCGGTTTATTCAAGCCGCTACACCTTAAACCGTGGTAATACTTATTTAATTAAAGGTGGTGAAAACCCCTCCCACAAATAAAACCCAAAACACTACACACCACGGTGAAAAAATTGTTCCACGTGGAACAATAAGAAAAGGAGGTTGAAAAAATTGAACACGTTTTACACGTCGTTTTCTGTTCTCAAATCGTTTATACACAAAGAGGGTTTAACAATCGTCAATTTTTCGCTGATTGAACAAGCCGCAGACCGTGTGACAATTTGGGTTGAGGATAACGACAAAGGCTACACACATTTTACATGTATTAAAATGTCGTGCACACAGTTTATTATTTTCGGTTACAACAATAATTATGAACAAATTTTGGTTACGGGTTACGATTTCGCAGACGTGAACACGCCGCCGCTTTTGGCAGAAAAGGAGTAATTTAAATGCGTAAAATTACGAAAGAATTTAAAAAGACTACAATCAACGCTGTTAGGGTTGTTGTTCTCAATGGTGAAGTTGTACATGAGGCACTTGCACCAATCGAAACATTTGAAACAATCACAGAGCGTAACTCCGCAAAAGTTGTTAAGACAACTTTAAGCCTCCCAAAGGCTGATATTGTGGTTGTTAAAAACTTTGTTGAAACTGTTGAAAAGTACACAATTTCGGCAGAGGATTTCATGAAGTACGGAACAAAAATTGACGGTTAAAACAGGAGGATTTTAAAATGGATAACACACAGAATTTTTCACTTGCAACACAGGAACAGGCACAGGGAGCACAGATTGAAAACGTTGACGGCGTAAACTTTGTTGTTGACCTTACAAGCCGCACAACACAGTATTGCTCTATGGTGGCAAACACACCGAAAGAACAGGCGGCACTCTTTAACGCTATGAATAACCCCGAGTTCAGACTTGCGGACTGTATCAACGAAACAATCAAGCTGAAAGACGTTTTTGTGGAAGTTGTAAACTGTACCAACGAGGACACAGGCGAGGTTGTTGCATGCCCGAGAATTGTTCTTATTGACAGCAACAATAAAGGTTATCAGTGCGTAAGCGTGGGAATTTTTTCCGCACTCAAAAAACTTTTTGGCGTATACGGTGAGCCGACAAAGTGGAAAGCACCGATAAATCTGAAAGTTAAGCAGATAACAAAAGGTAAAAAACAGATGTTGACTTTAAACGTCGAACACGTTTAAGAAAAGGGCGGCGAAAAGCCGCCCTATTGTTTTAATGTTCCACGTGGAACATAAAGGAGGTTTAAAAATGACACGCAGGGGAATAGAATATAATTTAACCGTTTCCCCGTATCGTTTTACAAACGAATACGGATTGACATTTGTGTTTTCAAGTGAAACACATGTAAAGAAATTTAAGGAGCGTTTAAAAAATAATCGAATTAAATTAAATGAAAGTCTATCAAATCGTTTCAATTTTTACATTGAGTTTAACTCACTTTCGGATATTGTTTTGTATAGGCAGATTGAGCAACGAGGATTTTTAATAATAAAAGGCGGTGAAAATTTATTATGTCAAAATTCCATAAAATTAGATGGCGAAAGAGTGATAACGAAACCTTAAAACGTTTAGTTAAAAACTTCAATGCAAAAATTGATTATCACGAAAAGAAAAACCCGTCAAATCACATGCCCGATAAAATTAAATTACGTGATATTAAAAATTCTATTGCAAGTCGTAACGATTTCAACCGAATTGTTAAAGATTTAGAAAAATTTTCAAAACGTGGTATGGAAACAGTAGTTGAAAATGAACACGGGCAAAAGGCTACAATTTGGGAAATTGAAACAACAAAAAAGAATGTACAGCGATTGAACAGACAAAGGGCAAAAGAACAAAAACAAATTGACGAAAGACCAGTATATATTGACGGTAAAAAAGCACCAACTGTTAGACGTATGGTTAAGGAACAGAAAAACAAACCACTCGAATTTGATTTTAACAATACACAAGATTTCAAATCATATGCAAAATACGTTGAGCAAAAAATAAGTGACACAAGACACGAAATAGAGGCACGTGTATATCTGCAAGTTTTAATTGATACATTACATTCATGTCTTTCAAAAGAACATGCCTCAATATTGATTGATTTGTGTAAGCGTGTGGGCGGCGAAAAACTATTAGATTTATATTATTTAGGTTATGAAGAAGTAACACCAGACTTTTATTATGATAAACTTATACCCGAAAATGATAGGTTTTTAAGGGGCAAAACAGTATTGGAAAAGGCGTTATAAAATGACAAAACTATATACAGCGGATTTTGAAACAACAACGTGCGAGCCGTCAAGCGTTTGGGCGTGGGCATTGTGCGAAATTGAAAACCCTAATAATATTATTATGGGTGAAAAAATAGAGGATTTTTTTGAAACTTGTAAAAAGTTAAAAAACCCGAAAATATATTTTCATAATCTAAAATTTGACGATAGTTACATATTAGATTATTTGTTACGAAATAATTGGGAATGGCACAGGGATAAAAAAGAATGTGTTGAAAACGATTTTACCACTTTGATTAGTGATGACGGTAAATTTTATTCAACAGATGTTTATTTTAAAAAGAGCAAGAAAAAAACTGTTAAGATTTCCATTGTAGATAGTTTGAAAATATTAAACATGCCCGTAAGAGCCGTGGCAAAAGCGTTTGATTTACCAATTAAAAAAGGTGAAATTGATTATAATAGGCACAATACTCCATGTGAAGTTACAACAAACGAATGGGATTATTTGAAAAATGATGTACAAATCATGGCTATGACATTAAAAATTATGATTAAAAACGGTTTTGATAAAATGACAATTGGGGCGTGTGCATTAGCTGATTATAAGTTAGATATGGGAAAAGATTTTGAAAGATATTTTCCAACATTGGATTTATTGACAGATAGTAAAATAAGAATGTCATACAAAGGCGGTTACACATTTGCTAACCCCGAAAATCAAGGAAAAGACATAGGAAAAGGAATAGTTTTTGATGTGAACAGCTTATACCCGTCGGTTATGTTTAGCCGCCCTTTGCCTTATGGAAAACCATTAGAATTTGAGGGAAAATATAAACAATCAAAAGACTACCCTTTATATGTTCAAAATTTACGTTGCATGTTTGAGTTGAAACCTAATCACATTCCAACAATACAATTGAAAAACAATCCTTTTTTCATGTCAACAGTTTACCTTGAAAGTAGTAAAAACAGATTAACGGGTGTTGATGAATATGTTGAATTATGCTTAACGTGTGTTGACCTTGAATTATTTTTTAAACATTACAACGTTAAAAATGTTCAATGGTTAGGCGGCTACATGTTCAAACAATCAACGGAATTATTTAGAGCGTGGGTGAAAAAATGGAGTGACCGAAAAGAACACGCAGACAAAACAGGAAACAAAGGACAAAGAACAATTTGTAAATTGATGATGAATAATTTATACGGTAAATTTAGCACTAACCCGTATGTTGCAAGTAAATACCCATATTATGACAACGAAAATAAAATTGTAAAATACAAAGACATTGAATATGAATTATGCGATGAAAACGGCAATCCAATTTATGATGAAAACGGAAATGTAAAAACAACTAATAAAACAATTAGAACGCCTTTATATATTCCTGTTGGCACATTTGTTACAGCGTGGGCGAGGTATACAACAATTATGGCAAGTCAAAAAATACATGAAACCAGTATAAAAGAAACAGGAAAAAGCCGCTATTTGTATAGTGATACAGATAGTATACATTTAAGCGGTTTTGAATATCCAACTTGTATTGATATTGATAGTAGAGCATTAGGCAAATGGAAACATGAAAGCACTTTTGAACGTGCAAGATTTTTGCAAGCTAAGCGTTATATAGAAGATGAAATTTTAATTGATGATAACGGTAATTTAATGAAAAATACTTACGGCGATTATATCACCGAATTAAAAATAACATGTGCGGGTATGCCCGATAAATGTTATAAATATGTAACGTGGGAAAATTTCCAAACGGGTGCAAAGTATAAAGGAAAATTAAACCCTAAAACAGTTCAAGGCGGTATAATTTTAATACCTATTGAATTTAGTTTAAATGCAAAAAAGTGTTGACAAATGTATTTATATGGTGTATAATTATATTAGCGGCATAAATGGTTTAAATACAAATATTTTTTACTTTGTACCACGGTGGAGAGCCGAAAGTAAAAAATGTGGCGTGGTTGCTTGTTTGTATACTGTTTATAGCCGCTTTAATTTTAGGAGGAATGACAATGTATTGGAATATAGATAAATCACTTTCATACAACGCACTATTTAATTTTATTGTTGGAAACCGAGGGGCGGGCAAAACTTACGGGGCGAAAAAATATGTTATAAAAAGATTTTTAAAATGTAAAAAACAATTTGTGTATATAAGACGGTACAAAGAGGAATTGAAAAAAATTAAAAAATTTTTTGATGATATTAAGCATGAATTTCCCGAGGTTAAATTAGAGGTAAAAGGAAAAGAATTTTATATAAATGATGAATTAGCGGGAAACGCTATGCCTTTGAGCACATCAAAAATTGAAAAATCAACAGCTTTTCCCGAGGTTGAAACAATAATTTTTGACGAATTTATTTTAGATAAAGGAGCACATCATTATTTAAGTGATGAAGTCGTTAATTTTCTTGAATGTTATGAAACAATTGCAAGAAGTCGTGATGTTCGTGTGTTTTTTCTTTCAAATGCTATTACAATAACAAACCCATATTTTTTATATTTCAATATCAAACTTCCATATGATAAAACTATAACATGTGAAAATGATATTTTAATTGAATTAGTACAAAACAAAGAATTTATTGAAATGAAAAAACAAACACGTTTCGGAAAACTTATTGCCGGCACAGAGTACGGCAATTATGCTATTGAAAACGCTTTTTTACGTGACAATAAAACATTCATTGAAAAGAAAAGTGGAAATTGTGAATTTTTCTTTAAATTTGTATACAAAGACAAAATATACGGCGTTTGGATAAATATGACCGAGGGTAAAATATTTGTATCAAACGATTATGATGAAAGCTACACCCGTACATATGCACTAACTAAATCAGACCACACCCCTAATACTTTGCTACTTCACAATTTAAAACAATCACGTCAATTTAAAATGTTTGTTGACAATTACCAATTAGGCAACGTATACTATGAAAATATAAATATAAAAAATGTTGTGTATGAAGTGGTTAAACTTGCAAACATTTATTAACCCCACTTTCACCGCCTTTAATTGGGCGGTGATTTTTGTTGTCATTTTGGAGTGCGTTTTGTGTTCTCAAATTCAACGGCGTTTTGTGTTGTCGAATGTCGTGAA